GTTTATACATCAGAAAAAGACTTAACATTTATAACACGTCAAGTTGGGGTGACAACATTAGGTTTAGTTGGTGAGACTACAATCGGTCCAGCATTCCAACCTATATTCGTGAGCAACTATGGTGAGTTTATGTCTTTCTTTGGTGGACAAAACGCAACAAAGATAAAAGACACTGGCGCACCAAAATATGAGTTACCATACATTGCTAAATCATATTTAACACAATCAAACCAATTGTTTGTAACAAGAGTTTTAGGATTCTCTGGTTATGATGCTGGTTTAGGTTGGGGTATTACATTAGACGCAGCTTTAGATGAGTCTACAGTTGTTACTGGTTCTACTAGAACTTATGCAACTGGTTTAATTACTTATTCAGCTACTTCTGGTAATACGAATTTAACTTTAACTAGTTCTGACCCTCTTATGACAATATTAATTGCTGACGGAGCATTAACAGATACTTTAGCTGCAATTTCAGCTGGTGCAACTGGTTCTACTATTGATATACCAGCTACATATCATAAAAATGGCACAACATTTACTGGTTTGAGTACAACTTTAAAAGTAGTTGCAAAAGGAACTACTAATGGTGGTGCTAATATTACTGGTACTACTAGTGGTATTACTACATATTACACTGGTTCTGGTTATTCTGAAGTTGAAAACACATTAGTTGCGTTATTACGTTCTAGAGGTGGAATCAACGTTAACACTCAATTACCAGCATTTGAATTAACTGCTTCAACAAACATCGCATTCGATTCTAGTTTAACTGCTGCACTTACAGACCCATTGGCTGATTTCGCATTAACTGGTACATCAAATGTTCAAGGTGTATTTAATTATTCATTATCATTAGATAAAACTAAGAAAAACTATTTACCTAGAGTATTAGGTAGAACTGCACAAGATGGTACAACAGCAGCATTTTCTGAAGAATTCTTTGATAAAATGTTTGAAAACTTTAATGCTGATGGTAAAATAAGAGGTATCAGACAAACACTTGTACAATACGGTGATGATTTCAAAGAATATAGATTTGAATATTCTCCAGCTGTTACACCTTACGTTGTATCTGAGTTACGTGGTAATAACATTTTAAAATTATTTAGATTCTGGACTATCTCTGATGGTAATGCTGCTAACGAACAATTTAAAATTTCAATTAGAAACATTAAATTAGATACAAAAGAATTTGACGTAGTTGTTAGAGCTTACTACGATACTGATGCTCAACCAACTGTATTAGAATCATTCTCTAAAGTAACTATGGACCCAACTTCAAACAACTACATTGCTAGAAGAATTGGTACATTAGATGGTGAATATCCTTCAAAATCAACTTATGTATTGATTGAAATGGATAATACTACTGACACTTCAGATGCATTCCCAGCTGGTTTCGTTGGTTTCCCAGTAAGAAATTACCAAACAAATAGTAACAGTACAGTTAAAACACCTTTATTAACTTATAAAACATCATACAGTGCTTTTGAAAATAAACGTAAATATTATTTAGGTTTATCAAACACAGTAGGTATTGATTCTGATTTCTTTGATTACAAAGGTGCACAAGACGAAAACGGTACTCCATGGACAGCTTTAACAAAAGGTTTCCACATGGACGTAGATGCAACTGGTGCTACAATTGAGAATTTTGCGTTCTTATTTGATACTGGTAATGCTGAATTTAGAACTGAAAGTGGTGTTATGAACACTGACTATGAAAAACTATATGCTCGTAAATTTACATTCGCACCTTACGGTGGTTTTGATGGATGGGATATTTACAGAACTAGAAGAAGTAATTTAGACAGTTTCTTAATCAACGGTACTTTAGGTTCTAAAGGTTTAACTAGCCATGCATTTGCTAATAAAACTTTAAGTAACGGTGATTTAGGTATTACATCTGACTACTACGCATACTTAGAAGCTATTTGGACATTTAAAAACCCAGAAGCTGTTAACATCAACGTGTTTGCAACGCCTGGTATTGATAATATTGATAACTCTAATTTGATTGAAGCTACAATTGAAATGGTTGAACAAGATAGAGCGGATTCATTATACATCATGACAACTCCAGACACTTCTGGTGATGGTACTACGTTATTATCAGCTGAAGACGTTGTTGATACTTTAGACGGAATGTATGACAGTAACTATTCTTGTACTTACTGGCCATGGATTCAAGTAAACGATACAGAAAATAACGTTTACATCTGGATGCCAGCAACAAGAGACGTTGTTAGAAACATCGCATTAACAGATAACGTTGCTTTCCCATGGTTTGCAGTTGCTGGTATTCAAAGAGGTGATGTGGATGCAATTCAAGCTCGTAAAAAACTTACTCTTTCTGAAAGAGATACGCTTTACGAAGGAAGAGTTAACCCAATCGCAACTTTCACATCAGACGGTATCAAAATCTGGGGTAACAAAACGTTACAAGTTAAAGACACAGCTCTTAACAGAATTAACGTTAGAAGATTGTTACTACAAGCAAGAAAACTTATTTCTGCTGTTTCTATCAGATTGTTATTCGAACAAAATGATGCGGTTGTTAGAAATCAATTCTTAGCATTGGTTAACCCAATCTTAGATAACATTAGAGCTCAAAGAGGTTTAGTTGACTTCCGTGTTGTTTTATCAAACGACCCAGAAGATATCGACAGAAACCAATTGACTGGTCAAATATTCTTGAAACCAACAAGAGCATTAGAATTCATTCAATTAGAGTTCGTTATCATGAACACTGGTGCTTCATTCGACAACATCTAATAAAAAATAAAATAAAATCATTAAAGCCCTCTTTTGAGGGCTTTTTTGTTTATATAAGATATTTATGAATAAAACTAATCATGAAAAAAATCAAAATAACCAAAGAACAATATGACAGATTAATAATATCTGAACAAAAAAGATTAGTCAATAAAAATTCTGACATATTAAAAGAAAATGTCAAAGAAATAGTTTTTGGTGTTGCAAAGTTGATGGATTTACCTTTAACTGGTCACAATGAATTAATAGCTAAAAAAGCGTTAAGTAATGCTGAAAGTATGAAAAAAATCAAAGACACTTTAGAAGATGAAGATAAAACTAAAGAATTGATTGAATTGATGAAAGAAAAAGGTATGGAAAATTCTTCTACAATATTAAATAAAAAAGCAGATAAAATTATTAGCAATTTTAATAAAATATCAGACAAACAAAATTTGGGGATTAAATTAAACTTTTTTACTGAAAATAATTTAAACGATTTATAATTTTATTCAGCATTTTTTTCTAGAATACCATAAATAATATCTATAATTTCTGGAACACCATAATTTTCTTGCCATTCATTTTCTTTTAAATTTAAAGAATTTATGTGATTTTCATATAATTCAAATAATTTATCACTATGAATTAGACGATTAACGTTGTATTCTAATAATATTGATACTACTGTGGCACAAACCATTCGACCATCAATATAGGTAATCCAATCACATTCATCAGTTAATATATCAATAGCTTGATTATATTTTTCTAAAAGTTCTTCTTTGGTTATATTTAAAGTTTTCATAATATTTCAAATTTACTATAATTTTTTAACAAAAACAAATTATTTTCATATTTTATAATATTTATTAGTAAAGAAAAGAAAATAAGTAAAAAAAAAATAAATATTGTAATATTTATAAATAACATAAAAACAAATTATTAAAACAAATAGACTATGGCTGATTTATTAATGAAAATGCCCCTACCTTACGAGCCTAAGAAAAAGAATCGTTGGTTGTTAACTTTCCCAGCAGATTTAGGTATCCAACAATGGTGGTTATCTACTGCATCAAGACCTTCAATTACACAGAATGAAGTTGAAATCCCGTTTTTAAATACATCTACTTGGGTAATTGGTAGATTTACATGGGAATCTATTGACGTTACGTTCCGTGACCCAATTGGTCCTTCTGCTTCACAAGCAATCATGGAATGGGTTCGTTTACATTCTGAATCTATTACTGGTCGTCAAGGTTACGCAGCTGGTTACAAACGTCCAGTTGAATTAGAATTACTTGACCCAACTGGTGTTGTTGTTGAGAAATGGTTATTAGATGGTACAATGTTAACAAACGTATCTTTTGGTGACTTAGGTATGGACGATGATGGTATCGCTGAAATTACAGCAACATTACGTTTTGACAGAGCAATATTATTATTCTAAAAAATTATGGCAAAGGCTAAAAAAGAAGGTAAACCTAAGAAAAATAGAAGTAACCTAGTTAAGCGTTTAACCATGATATCAAAGAATCATGAAATAATAAAAAAAATTGAAGAAGGTCTTAAATAAGACCTTTTTCTTTTTATATGATATTTATAGTAAAAAACAACAATGAGAAGATTTGACAAAAAACACAATATAGAAAAAGCTAATTTATTGGCTGAACAAAGATACCTTAATTCTAAAGGTGTAATTAAAG